GTCTGAATCTGTATCTAAATCATTCTCTGTAAGTACAGAACCAGAAGCATAATCTACTAATTTAGTACCTTGTGAGGTTCTACGTCTAATCTCAATGGCTACTGCATTTGCAGGAGCAGTGTTAAATGTAAGTGTTGTTCCTGCGGCATTTAATGTAAAAGCTGTTGAAGCTACACCTGCTAGGGTAATTGCCAAGTCTGCTGTACTTCTATAACTAAAAGGTATAGAATACGCTGTTGTACTACCGTTACCAGTGTATCTTACAAAACTGTTTGCCATTTAATTCCTTAATTTAATTTGTTTTATCTAAAAGGGGTACTTTATTGTAATTGTGTTAAAACTTGAGATTGTTGCTTTCCATAAGTCTCTTTGTACCCATTAATTGTAGAAACTTTGCCATTATCAGCTTCAAAGAACGCATATTGCATTATGTATTCTCTTGATGCTCTTTCATATTCTCTTATTATTTCTAACAAATATTTATCACCTTGATATTTACCTGCATAAATTCTGTTGTCTCTTAAATATCCTTTAGTATTATATGCTGATTTTGGATTATCTAATTCATATATAATACGTTCATTTAAGGTTCTACCACCTAATAACACTTGAGATTTTACTTGGTTCATAGCCTCATATAAAGTTGTACCTTCTCTTAATTCTATTGCATTTGCTAAAACTTTGTTAGATTTCATTTTGACAACATTATATTGTTTTAAATTAATATCTAATTTTGTTCCTACATCTACTTTAAATCTAGGTCTTTCCCATAAAATGTTTGAAGTTTGTAATATTTCTTTTGCTCTATCTGTAAGTATATTTTTACCATTTCTATCAGTAATATTAGCACTCCAATGACTTGTTACTGGAAATATATCTTGCCAGTTACCAAGTAATAAACCTTGTGGTTTAGGATATGTATTACCTAAGGCATCTCTTCTAGGTGATAAAGCATCACCATAATTTAATAATGGAAATTGTCCATCAAGATATTCTTCATTTACAATTTTTGCTAAAGCATACGGTGATGATTGTGATAAATGGTCAACCATAGTTATTAATTCTTTTTCTGAATCTGCAAACACTTTGTTAGACCATCTCCAACCTGTAGCGGCAGGAAATAATTTACTAGCACTTCTACTTAAATATCTATCTATTTTAGAAACATTAGCCGCACCTTCTTCATTAGTTGCTTCTGTATCACTAAATATTGCCATCATCTCAAAGAAATCTTGTGTCATTAAATTACTTGCAAATATGTTAGACCACAATGAAAATGATGAACTAGCCAAGTGTGTGAAGAACTCTGTCATTTTATTTTGTTCTATACTATGTGCAGGGTCGTCCCATAGATTACCTAAATCTTCTACTGAATCTTTTATTGCCGCAGTTACCATAAAAGGAATTGACAATGGAAAGAACCTAGACATAGACACATATTGGTCAACACCATTTTCATCTTGATATTTGTATGAAAATCTGTGTTTTCTATCTTTAGTTTTATATCCTGTAATTTTATCATTCATAGCATACATAGTTGCCATACCATAAACTGTCATACCTAAATAACTTAGAGCTTCTGCTTTTTGTCTAACAACAGGGTCAGATGCTTTACGCATAGCAGAGTATTCCATGTTTAATTTATTAAGTAATGGTGTCATCTGCCAACCATACTTAAATAAACTAACAGGTGTTTTAACAAAGTGTAAACCTGTTAATACTCTTATTAATGGATATTTGTTTGTTAATTTTAATAACAAGTCACCAAAGTTATTAGAACTTTGTTTTTGATTTGGATAAAATTGATTAGGGTCTAATGCTTCATTCTTTAGATTTTGTGTAAATGAACTAATCCTTGCTATATATGTAGGGTCATTAGCTACAGATTTTGTTAAATCATCTAATGATTGTGTTTCAATTTTATTAAATGTTTTTGTTTGTCTAAAATTACCAAATTCATCTTCATATTGAAAATATAACTCAGACCATTTTTTTTCAAAAGGTGTTTGTTGCACTTTTTGTCCTTCAAGATTCATTAAGTTTTTATCTAATGTAGCTACTTTTTTTGTGTTTATCTTGTCTTGTGCTTTTTCAAATCTTATGTTTTCTTTTAAACTTCTAATTTTTTCTTCTAATTTTATTGTTTGTGTTTTGTTAATTTTTTTGCTTTTCCATAATTCAGGATAAAATGTTCTCATTCTTTGATTAACATTAGCTACTCGTTGTGCTCTATTAAATATGTTTTTTGTGAATGAGTCACCTGCTTGTAAACCTCTAAGTGATAGAAAAGATAATTTACCAATAGGTGAACCTACAAACGCTAATGCTCTTTTTAATACATTGTTAGATTCTCTTAATTGTGTAAAATAAGTTTCCATGTTTCTTTGTTGTCTACCATCAAATCTATGTTCTAATGTATCACCGATTGCTCTATTAGCTTTCCATGCAAGTTGTGCTTTTTTAAATGCTATTTGAAAGAATCTAGTTTGACCAACCATTAAGTCATTAGCCATTCTAATTTTATTTAATCCTAATTTACCTTCACCTCTAGCAAAACTTAAAAGACCACTATAATAATTTTCTACAATATTAGCTTGAAATCTAGCAATAGTAGACAATACGTTTATTTCGTGTGTTGTAGGGTCAAACAATAAGTTACCAGTTACATATTCATTCAATGCTTCTGATAATGTAACTCTTGTATCTTTTTTTGTTCTGTTATATTTTCTAACAAATTTTCTTAATAATTCATCATTACTAGATAATTCTGCAAATTGATTAATAGCTTTAACTTGGTCTTCTGGTGTCATTTTTTCAATACGTGACAACAAGTTAGGCATTTCTTTTGTAATAGCAATGTCTGCGTCCATACGTAATTTATCTGCATCTGTTACTTCTACTATAAGTTTTTGGGAATTTAAAGCGTCAGATACGCCTTCTACTGATTTGATGTGATTTTGTAATAATAATTGTTTTTCTTTTAATGCTTCAAATAATTTTTGAGCTATTGCAAATTTTTCTTTAGGGTCTACTGCTTCTTCACCTATCTTTCTAATTTCAGAAATTTCTTTTGCTTTATTAACTAAGTTGTATCTACCTGCTAATATACTAGATGCTAAGTCAGGAGCAACTCTAACTACTAAACCTAATTCTTCTGCTAATTTTTTTGCATTTTTAGGGTCTAGTAATTTTAAAGATTTTTCTTTTATGTTTTGTAAAAGACCAACTCTTTCATTTGTTCGTATAGAACCTTTTTCTTTTAATCTTTTAATAGTAGCATTAATTTCTTTTATAACAATATTGTGGTCTTCTTTAGAACTAATTTTGTTTAAATTAATAATAGGTGTTTTTCTTTTTACTTCTTTAACTTTTTTTTCAATAACTTCTACTTCACTTTTTCTTACTTTAGTTATTTTAGGTTCTTTAACTTTAATGTCTGGTTTCTTTTTAGTAACTTTACCATCTTTACCTGACCAAGTAGTTTCTGTGCTCTTACCACCAAATCCTGCATCTTTATCTAAATCACCTTTAAATCCATTACCTTTATCATAAAATTTTCCTGCTTTACCTTTAGAAGTCCAATAACCCATAGTACCACCTATAGTACCTTGAGCTACACCACCAATAGTACCTGCTAATAATGTTCTTGTTAAATTGTAATCAGACATTAAATTAGAATCTATTTCAGCAGTTTGTCTTGCCATGTCAGCAGATGCTCCTATAGCCGCACCATAGATTGCTTCTTTTTTAGCAACATCTATAGCCGCCGCTTTAGCCGCTTGTTTTTGTAATTCTTTTTTTGCTAATCCTTTTAATGGAACTTTAGCCGCTTCTCTAACAATGGTACTACCTGTACCAAAAGTAAATAAGTTAAGAGGGTCAGACACTAAGGCAGGTACAAAATCTTTAGCCCATTTTGCAAAACCAATAGTTTCACTTCCAAACCAAGGTAAGTCTGCGTATACTTGAGTTATTTCAGCCCAGTCACCTTTGTAAGTATCATCTTTTGCTAAAACATTTCCTACATCATAAGCAATACCTGCTGTG